CCTTTCTAGCACCGCCGCAGACGCGACTTTTGTGCCGCGCGGTTGGTCATGGGTTGACCCGGTTAAAGAGCTGCAAAGCCATCAAATGGCTTATGACCTGGGGGTCACTTCCCTATCAGCTATTGCAGCGTCGCAAGGCAAAGACCTCGAGGAAGTGTTTGATCAGCGCGCCAAAGAAAAAGAATTGATGGCTGAGTTTGGGCTTGAGTTTGGGCCTGTTAATCCGATGCAACCGGAGGATGATGCAAATGAATGAGATCAAGACCGGAACACTAAACCGGCATTTTAATTTTGAACGGGCCAACGTCGACGAAGACGCTCGCACACTTACCTTGAGCTTTTCAAGCGAAGCTCCGGTTGAAAGATGGTTCGGGACTGAGGTTTTATCCCACTCCCCCGGATCTGTCGACCTGACGCGCTTAAATTCTCGAGCTGCGTTGCTTGCAAATCACGACTTGAACGATCAAATCGGCGTCATCGAAAACGCCAAAATTGAAGACGGTCGTGGCATTGCCACGGTGCGATTTTCAAAAAGCGAAAGAGGCGAAGAGTTTTACCAAGACGTACTTGATGGCATTAGGTCCGGCGTCTCCGTCGGTTACGTCATCGACGAAATGGAAGAACGCAGCGAGCGTGTTTTTGAGGCAACCCGTTGGTCGCCCCATGAAATATCGCTTGTATCTACGCCCGCAGATCTTAGCGCTACCACGTTGAGATCAGACGCCGTTCAAGGCGAAAACCTAACCCGTGTTATTAATTTAAAAAAGGAAACTCCCGAAATGGAAGACCAAAAGATTGACCTCGAGGTCGTTAAGAACGAAGCACGCGAAGCTGCTTTAAAAGATGAGCAAGTGCGAGTGCGTACTATCAACGAAATGGCAAAAGATGCGCCTTACTTGCGCGAGTTAGCCGACAAAGCATTGAACGAAGGTTTTGCCCTCGATCACTTCCAGCGCGAAGCCTTCGAAGCAACTAAAAAAGAGCTGGCTCGCAAGCCAGAAGCTGCGCCAGAAATTGCCAGCCCTTTGAATGTTGACCTTAGCGCGCGTGAAAAAGAAAGCTATAGCTTGCTTCGCGCAATCTCTGCATCAGCATCAGGCGACTGGAGCAAAGCTGGACTTGAGAAAGAAATCAGTGACACCATTGGCCAGCGATCTGGCAACGCATCACAAGGCGGCTTTTATATGCCTGCCGATATGCAGTGGGGTCGACGAGATCTGACAGTTGGCACCAACAACGCTGGCGGCTTTTTAGTTGGAACTGACCACGATGGTGCATCGTTCATCGACGCATTACGCGCTGCGATGGTAACAACTCGTCTTGGCGCTCGAGTGATGAGCAACTTGCAAGGCAATGTTGCCATTCCAAAACTGAGCACTGGCACCTCGACCTACTGGGTTGCGGAAGATGGCGCGCCGACTGAAGGCCAGCCAGTGTTTGCATCAGTGTCATTAACTCCAAAAAACCTCGCGTCATTTGTTCAAATCTCGCGCAATCTTTTGGTTCAAAGTGACCCCTCGGTCGAAGCTGTCATCCAAGATGACATCACGCAATCAATCGCCGTTGCCATCGACGCCGCTGCATTGGCAGGATCAGGAAGCAGCAACCAGCCGACTGGCATCTTGAGCACCACTGGGATCGGTAGCGTTTCATTCGCTTCTGCTGGTGCTCCCACGTTTGCCGAGATTGTTGCAATTGAATCAGCTATCGCTGCTGACAATGCGATGGGCGCGAACATGGCGTTTGTTACAACTCCCGCACTTGCTGGAACTTTGAAAACAACTACCAAGGACTCTGGTTCTGGTCGTTTTGTTTCAGAAGAAAACGCAATCATGGGCTACTCAGTAAACCCAACCTCAAGCATGACTGCTAATACGATCTTACTTGGCGATTTCAGCCAGTTGATGATCGCTCAGTTTGGAGCCATCGAGGTAATCACCGAGCGCAACGCGCAAACTGGGCAATTGACGCTTGGCTTGCACGCAATGGTTGATATTGGCGTAAGACACGCCGAGTCATTTGCGAAAGGTGCATAAATAAAGTGGTAAGCACTAAGGATTCGCCTGCGCTAGTCGCAGGCCTATCCCCCACCACTAAAGGAAGCAAAAAGATGGCAAAAGTAAAAGTTTTAGTAGGCGTCGTTGCGAGCGGATTTGATTGCAAAGCCGGCGGCGAATATGACCTAACAGATGAAGACGCGACCATGCTTATACGCATGGGAAAAGCAGTGCCTGTTGAAGCGTCAACAAAAAAAATAACGAGTCGAGAAGATGCGCCCAAAACTACAAAACGAGGCAAATAAGGCAAAGCAATGGCTCTCGAAGAATTGGGCGAATTTTTTGAACTGGGTGAACACGGCACCGCCGCAACCTATACACCAAGCGGCGGCTCAAGTAGTTCGATTGTCGTTATTTTTCGCAATGAGTTTTACCTTGAAGACGCTGGAGGTATTGGCGTCGAGACGACGCAGCCGGTGATAACCGTGGAGATATCAAAGGTGCCGGGCGTGTCCCACGGCGACGTGATTGGTATTGATGGAACAGATTACAACGTTGTTGGGGTTCGCCCTGATGGCACAGGAATTGCGGAAATAGTGCTCGAGGCACAGTAATGGCGAACCATGTTAGACGACAAATTAGGGAGCGCGTGGCGACTACGTTGACCGGACTTGCAACCACCGGCAGCAAAGTCTACCAGTCGCGCGTTTACCCTCTCGCCTCAAACAACTTGCCGGGTCTGCTGGTCTACACAAACAGCGAATCAAGCGAGCCAGATGTGATGGGTGCGCAGCCGGAGTTAGACCGCGATTTGAATTTAGTCATCGAGGGTTATGCAAAAACTGCGAGCAACCTTGACGACGTGATGGACGGAATTGCAAAGGAAGTTGAGATCGCAATGGCGGCAGACACAACTATAAACGCGCTGGCAAAAGATAGTTTTTTGACTGGCACAGAAATTCAATTGACCGGCGAAGGCGAACAGCCGATCGGAATTGTGACGATGAACTTCACAGTGCAATACCGCACTGCGAACAACGCGCCCGACGTGGCGCTATGAGGATCGATAAATGTTGATGACATCGCCTGATGGCAAAACAATGGTCGACGTGCATCCCGGTCAGGTCGAGTCGATGAAAAATTCTGGCTATAAGCCAGCAAATCAAACACCGGCAAAAAAGCCGGCCAAAAAGGTTCAAAAAGTAGAGGACGAAGACAATGGCGACAGTTAAAGGGAACGGCGGCACGATAAAAGTGGGGACAGATGCAATAGCGAATCTTCGCTCTTACAGCATTGAAACTTCGGCAGCGACCGCTGAAACCACCACTATGGGTTCATCAGTCGCAACTCACGTTGCAACAATTACGAGCTGGACTGGATCTTGCGATGTTTTTTACGATCCAACCGACACAAATGGTCAAGTTGCTTTGCAGCCCGGTAACATCGTGACGATTAAATTTACTCCCGATGATACCTCTGGGAATACTGACGTTGATTATTCAGGGTCGGTAATTGTAACTGGGCACAATAAAACAGCTTCTTTTGACGGTGTAATTGAGGCAAGTCTCAGTTTCCAAGGCACAGGGGCATTGACGACCGGCGCAAGCTAAGTGGGCATCATGGACGCCGCGAAGGCGCATTATGATGGCGTTTTGTCTGCCGATCCAAAACCTTTGACGATCCAAGAATGGGGCGGCACGTTTTACGTTCGCCCGCAGATCTCGGTTAAAAAGAAAATGGAAATCCAAGCCAAGTTGACCGGCGACAAAATGGACGAAGGTCTTGCCCTTTCGTTGATTTATTACCTAGTCGACGCTGATGGTGACCCTTGCTTTAAAAAAGCAGATCTTTTTGACATGTGCAGATCAATCGATCCCGACGTGTTAATCCGAGTTGCTGGCGAAATTGCTGAACTGCAACCGAAAG